ATGGACGAAATCAGAAATGCGATCTATCAGGCAACGGGCGTTTACGTTGACGGCGCGGCCGTTGCGGATGAAATCAGAGAGGCCATCAGCAGCAGCGGCGCGGAAGCTGGCCGTCAATGGATCACCGGGCAGGACGACGTGATGGAGCGCTGGGAGTATTTCGTTGATTATTCCCGCAAAGACGAGCTAGACGAGAGCGGCGATCTGATCCAGTCCGACGAAACAATCCGCCTGCTTGAAATCTCCATTTTGCCGCGCAGCGCGTCCTCCAGCTTTGCAAAAGCCGGTTTGCCGCTGAACGAAGAGTTCAACGTCTCCCTCGACGTTGAGATTTAAAAGAGGTGCGCCGCATGGAAAAATCCGAAATAAAGGCCACCCGTGAGCGTGCGGGCTACTCCATCCGCACTTTTTCAAAACTCGCCGGGTGTTCCCCCTCTACGCTTCAAGATATTGAAAACGGCAGAAAAATACCTCGCGCTGACACCCTCCGCAGGATTGCGGACGCTCTGGGCTGCACAATGGACAGTTTGTGGCCCTCTGCGAAAAGTAAAGAATAAGAAAAGCGCTCAAGCCATACGGTTTGAGCGCTTTTCTTATTTCTCCACTTTGACATCTATCCAGCCAAGATGCGCGTGTTTGATAGCGACAGGGAATACTCCATCCTTTGGGCGCTAGACTTGTGTGCCGGACAGTGAAACATGAACGACACTCAAATCCTCCGTCTTATATATCATCGCCTCTCCGCTTTGCCCCACAGCCCGCGTTGTAGCCCGCATTAGGGTACGAAGATTGTTGGATTCCGTGATGTATGCCCCAGCATCATACGGTCCCGGACGAATTGCACAGTAGGTCATTGGAGATCACCTCCTCCACCATATCGGCTATGGCCGTGAGAGCCGGAAGGAGCGCCTGAAGCAGCGGTGCGGCTGCGGTAGATGCTGCGCCCTGCAGGTTGCTGCGGATTTCAGCTTCCTTTTTCAGCGGCTCGTGAATCTTTTCAAGTGTTGCAATCTTCATTTTCGGCTCCTTTTCCCCGGATCACGTCCGGCCCTCGATTTTGCAGTCTTTATTCTGCTTCGCTGTTTAGGTACCCAAACCAGCAGCTTTCGCAGCCGGTGAACTCCCTGCACCCATCATCGTACACGTCATTCCATGGCGGGCATCTGAAATTCTTTTCAAGGACTTTTACCATGTTCTTTTTTATATCTTCCGAGGGTTCGCTGAACTTCATTCCTTTTGTCAATTCTTGAAAAACTGTCATAATGTATCGTTCCTTTCACCTGATTGGCGGGTTGTAGCCGCCGTTTCATTCGATGATTTTATTATATAGTATATGCTTGCTATATACAATAGGCAAAGCAGCTAAAGATTCGGGAGAAAATGACAAGCAATGTTGTGCAAAATGTATATAGCAAGCATATACACGCAAGAAAGCGCCTACAGGATGCCCTGCAGGCGCGATGCAAAGAGAATTATTGATTATCTACGATCAGCATCGTAATGCCAGAATCATCGTAGACATCGTGAATGATACGCTGAACCTTGTCCCAGTCACCGCCAGCAATGCCACATCCGATGCGGGCAGGAACGCCTACGATGTCATAATCATTGAATACAGCGTAGACCCTCAGCAGGTCAAGCGCCTGCCGCAGATAGTTGTAGGCGGTCAAATCAAACGACCCATCAACCGGGGCAGGGAACTGTGTAAACAGATTACAGATTTTCAGCTCCTCGCGCTTTGTGTCCAAAATCTGGATGCTACCCATCCACTCCGTTACGGGGAGCTTTGCGTTGTGGCGGCATTTCTCCACATAGGCGCTCTGGGATTCCGGGGTCAGCAGCGGCCAGATTGCTGCCGCAATGCCCCCGCCCATTACTCCGAACGCATTTACTTGATGCGCTACGAGTGTAGCCTTGCAATTTAGTACATCGCCTTTGATGTATTTAACCATTTCAGTTGTCCTCCTCGTCATCATCGACCATTTCTACATGATTGATATAAAATTCTTCATCTGGGCCAGCGCAGGACGGGTCATCGGTGTACGCATCCTTTGCTGCCTGCTCATTCTCGGCCCATACGGTGGCCTTGCCATGTTATTCAATGCTGTAATAGGGCATCAGCCATCCTCCTTGCTATATTTATAGTCCCAAAAGCGCCTATCACTGTCAACAAAAAAGTCATCGACTTCCCACCGGGCATCGCAGGCTCGGTAGTTCTCACAGGCGGCAATGCTTGCATCCATAGGGACACTCTTGCCGCGCTTACTCCGATTGCCGATTGTCCCATCTTGCCGCATTACATAGTCAAGCGAACACTGATATAGGACACTGACAACAATACGACCACCGCAAAGCGGACAGCACTTGATAGCTTTCCCGGTTTTCACTGTGCGACCTCCTCAATGGCCTTGACGACCTGCTTTGCCGCGTATCTGCCGTTGGCGGTATTCTGCCGCTGCCACGCGCCCTGAGACGGTGCCCAGCGGAAACCCCACTGCTTGACAATATCTCGTATCTCGGCGGCGGGCTTATCATCAAAAACCAACTGCACCCGCTCCGGGGTAATGCGCAGAATGCCACCCGAAAAGTTCTGCTCAGAATCGCCCTGCGCCTGCTGCGCGTCTAGCACGGCGAGGCGGGAGCGCAGGCGGCGGATTTCAGCGCCGTTGTTATCCAGTGCCCATCTCGGATAGGGCGGCTCAGAACGCCCCGTAGACGCGCTCTGAGAGATCGATGCCGTGAGGCGGGCAACTTCCTTATCTGAAAGCTCCGGACAGCCTACGAGCGCCCCGTGCTTGCGCCAGTACGCATTTACGGATTTCATCTTTTCCTGCATGGCCTCGCGCTCGGTGAGCTTTGCCTGTACGCGCTCCCGCGCATCGGCATCCATACCGCTGATGCCGCCGTGCCCCACAGCCCGAATCTGGTCAAGGATGCCTTGAATATCCCGCCATTCCCGCATGAGGGTGTCGTCACGGGAGAGTTGCTGCTGCTTCTTACGCGCGGGGAAGTTAGACCATCCGGCGACCATGACAGACGGGCAAGATGCCCGGTTGCGATTTGATGCGTTCATATTGTCGGCCAGTCGGCGGGCATAGCGATCAAGCAGGTAGTCAATCTTATCCTGCTGGGCCTCGGTCTTGCCTTTCTTGCACTCCTCCGCCAGTGTAGCCGCTCGATCAATCTCTCGGCGGTATTCGCTGGTCGCTGATCCCTCAGCATAATCGCTAAGGCTGTTTGCCTGTTTGGCGCGGCGGGCCGCGCTTTCGTCGATGGGGTAGTATTTCATGGGAAAAACCTCCTTATAAACTGTGTTGGTTTTTTCTTATCAGTAAAGCATTTTTAGGTAGCACTAAAATACAATCATCCATGTGTTCAACAATTCCAGTCGCAAGATGGAGACGACCCTCGGACGTTTTCATGTAAAAGTCGCTATTCTTACCATATTCAAACATATCACCACAGCGTAAATCCTTATAACGCACCTTCCCGCTGTCATCCTCATCGATTACAGTGTTCGTGTTATTCATCGACCTGCTCCTCCTTATTTTTGTTCTCGGTATAACCGGATGTGCTGATTGCGGTCAGGATGTCGAAATAGGGAACCTCATCACTGCAAATCCAGATGACGCGGGCTAGCTCCGTGATGAGAACACCACCCTTTGCCATTGTCAGTGCTTTTTCGTACTGGCGGACACTGCCGCAGGTGAACCACTGATATTTGTTGCACAGCTCGTAAATAATGGTTTCGTTGTTAATCATGGTGTTTTCCTCCTTAAACGTCCATAGCGAAGTGATGATATGCCATCCAGCGCCCGTTGCGCTTGAACAACTTGTAGAAAACGGTGAACATTTGACCCGTACAGTCATACGGCGATGGGGCGCAATCCCGATAATAGAGAGCGTTAAATTCGGCATCGGCATCCTCTTTTGTCTTAGCTGCCAAAGTGATAAGCTGCCATCCACTATCGTAGTCAGCTGTGATGATTTTGACACAGCCCTCTGGGCGATGGTAGAATGCTCGCAAATCCCGCTTGACATCGTCCACATAACTGCGGACGGCTTTGCCTTGCGGTAAAGAGCGGAGAGCGTAGAGAACACGCTCGTAAGACCTTGCGTCGTCAATGCTGGATATTTTCATGACTTACCTCCTCAATCTTCATACGGGCACTCAGGCTCGGCAGCGTTCAGGTCGTGGATGATCTCAAACTTGTTATCGACCCAAATCACGATGCCAGCTTTGGCGTTGGGCATCTTGAGAGCCGTGCCCAGATACATATACTTGGTGCCGTATCCGTAGAGGATTTCGGCCTCGGTATAGGTGAGTTCCACGCGGTAGGTGCCGGAATGTGTGCGGGTCGCTTTCATTTTGATGTCCTCCTGTGCGTTGCCTTGTTTCTTTCGATGATTCTATTATAGTATATGCTTGCTATATACGCAATACGCAAATTCAACAAAGATTCGGGCAAATTAGGAGAGCGGCATTGTGCAAAATGTATATAGCAAGCATATACCTATATGTGTTATTATATTTTGGATAGGAGGTGTACCCCAAAATGGGCGCAAAATACACAGATGCACAGAAAAACGCATCCATGAAGTATCTCGGTGAAAAGACAGACAGCATCCAGATCAGAACCCCCAAAGGCACAAAAGAGCGCTGGCGGGATGCCGCAGCGGCGGCGGGCACATCCCTGAACCGGTACATCATGGATGCTGTAGAGGAGAAAATTGAAAAGCACCCCGAATGAAAAAGACCCATCAGCAGACCATGAAATCTGCCGATGGGCTTTTTGTTGTCCTGTGACACTCTCGCGCACGCGCGTATACGCACCCGCAAACATGGGCGTTATGGCGTTTTGGGGTGTATATTATACCATATATTATCTTTTTATATTTTAAGTGTCAGAAGTGTCATATATAGAAGTAATAAGATGATATATCGCTAAAAATCCACATGACAAACCCACTGACACACAGCAAAACTACGTCAGCGCGTGTCAGTTGAAAATCTGACAGACTGACACTTGCCCCGGAAAGTGTCAGCAAAAGTGTCATGCGGCATATTTTGCGATACAACGAAAAAAGCGGACATCCCGCAAATAGGATGTCCGCGCAAGTGTCAGTTGGTATGTCGGTCAGCACTCAGGGCTTTTTCTCGCTCTGGGTACCGAAATAGAACGCCACTACCATCGTGGCGATAGTGAGAAACTTATCCGGCTCGATGCTCCCATTGATGGACAGCACAGCCAGCACCGCGATGATAACCAGCGTGATGATGGTTTTCACCTTGAGCAACGCTGCAAGGTTTTTCCAAAAATCATGCACCGGGGAGGTGTTGGTGGTGGTATCCTTGGTAGAGGTAATTTTTTTGTTGTCCATGACTTAGCCCTCCTCAATTTTGATGCACTCATTGTGCATCTTTTTGTAGGCATCAAGGTACATTTCGCCCTTGTCACCGTTGTAGGTGATCTCGTAGTACATCCCGTCGGGGACGGTGGTAGAAATCAGCGCCTTGTGGTTTTGCAGGGTCTTGCACGACCACACAACGAACGTATCCTCGGCGGTCAGCTCGAAGTTGTCGGTGACATTAACATGGCGGTTGAAGTAGTTCACAACGGCGGCAGTGGCCCGCTTGATAAACTCGGCATTGCTCATTTTGATCTATCCTCCTTACTCGGTTTCGATGCGGATAGGCAACGCCTTGGCCCGTTTATAGAGTTCCGTGCCCGTTCCGTTGCCACCCTGACTGTGGTAGCTGTCGTATAAGTATTTCAGATTGTTCAGGTCATCCTCGGTGATGTACCCGCGTTTGATGCACAGGCGGCACATCTGATAAATCCGATCATGCAGCACCGCCAGATTCCCTGTGTGTAGGTCATTAACCGTTTTGCCCATCGCAGTCAACTGCCCCTCCACGGCATCCAGCCGGGGAGTGATTTGCTGAATCTGCGTTTTAAGGGCGCTGATTTCTGCGTTCTGGGCTTCTTCGGGGGCTTTGTGCTTTTTCCATTTCGCCAGCAGGGTGTCCCATGCTTTATCAATGGCTGTAAATGCCGTAGCTACGGCGACAACTGCTGTCACGACCTGCCACGGGGAAGTGATGACGATGTTCCACGACTGCATCGGATTTACACCTCCACAATGGGGATGCCGTAGGCTACGGCGGCATCGTGTTCAATGCGGCATCCGCGATAATCCTGCCAGCCGGGGGCGAACACCACAAAATCAGCGGTGCCCAGCAGCTTGAGGCTTTCGCCCAGATACCACAGCGGCGTTGCGTCAGCCGGGGCGCCCTCGAAAAAGGATTCGATGACCTCGATTTCCTCATGGGTTTTTATGTACACATCGGCAATCAGCACCTTGCGCTCTTTGAGGATTTCCTCGTCAGTCTTGCCATGCATCGGCTGAGAAATAAACAGTTTTTTCATGGATTTACCCCCTTATTACGCCCACGAGCTTTTGTACAGCCCCGCATCCGTCAGGCCGCGATCCTTGCATAGCAGATATATCGCATCCGCGTCCCCCTGCGATACCGGCCCTACCGTGATGACCTGCAGCTTGTTTGCGGGCTTGTCCACCGCAGGCAGGGCCTTGACCAGATGGTTCAAATCAACCACGGCAGTGATGCCCGGCACACCACCCTTTGCGGTCTGCCCATACTGGTGGATGTAGCGCGGCAGCGTCTTGTCGTAGTTCGTGCGCGTGTCGGCCAACCATCCGATGTAATCTTCACACAAATAGGTGTAGTCGATGTTCACACTTGCAAAGGCTGTGAAAGTATAAATGCCCGCCGTGAATCCATGCGCTTTGGCTTTCTCGCAAAATGCCATTGCGATTGCCGTGCGCTGGTCTTTCGTCAGGTTGTCGGCGCGGCCATCGTGGACGCCGGTCTTGGTTGTGCGTCCCCATTCGCTGTCGAAGAACAGGGGGTAGCCGGTCGGGGCAAGGCTTGCGCAGAAGTCGGCTTCCTCCCGGGCCTCATCCACCGTGATGGCCTGCGAGAAGAAGTAAAAGCCGAACAGCTTTGCGTTCGCTTTCGCCCCGGCAAGGTTGGCATCGTACTGCTCGTCCTTCATCAGCTTTCCGGTGCCGTAGCCGCGATAGCCGATGCGAACAATGGCACGGTAGGGAACTTTTGCCCAGTCGATGGCGCCCTGATGGTGGGACACATCAATCAGAACTTCCTCGCCGCTTGTCTGCACAGGCTGGCCACCGTATGTGTCCGCCTTGTTGGGTATGCCTGCATACGCAGTCGGGTCAAGACCCTTGCTCGTGGCAGTGGCTCGCACTTCAAAGTGGCAGTGCGTCCATGTGCCTGCGGCGTTGCCAGTCTGTCCGACAACCGCCAGCACATCGCCAGTCTTTACTTTCTGCCCTACGCTTGCAAGCAACTTAGAGCAGTGGCAAAAATACAGGTAATTCACTGCATCCGGGGTCTGGTTTGCGTCCAGCTTCACGCAGATATAATAGCCCCATTCCCATGTCTTGTTGCTCTTGTTCGTCACGATGCGGGCTGTGACAACGGTTCCTGCAATACTCTTGCCGTTGTAGCCGGGCATGCGGATTTTGTCGTCATCCATACCGCAGACATCAATACCGCCGTGCCAAGTCTTGCCGCCGCCGCGCGTGTAGCCGTAGCAGCTGTACGGATATTTCACGAGATTTCTCCCGCTGAAAATCATGGTATCACTTCCTATCATTCGTCTGTGCTCATGACCAGCGCCTCATATTCGTCCAGCAGGTCTTGCGCCGCAGGGATGCGATCGCGGTAATCCCACAGGGCGAGCATGGCTCTGGCCAGCAGGTCTGCTTCCTCCGTCACGGCCGGGGCCCGCAGATTTTGAGGGCTTCCTCCTCAGACAGGATTTCGGCATCGACCTTCTCCCAAATCTGCGCGGCAGTGATCTTCTTCATGCGGTACAGCAATGCCCAGATGCTCATTACTCAGTCCCTCCCATCATCAGCTCGGCCATGTCGGCCAGCACGGTTTCCACAGCGTCCAGTCGCTGCGCTACGGTCATGGGGGGCTGTTCCTCCCATGCTTCGGCGTAAGTCCACCAGTCTGCCTTCTTGGCCGTGATGGTCTTGACAGTCTCTCCGGCGCGGTCTGCGCCCAGTTTGCAGGCGGCGCAGGTGGCCTCCCAGTGCTTGCTTGTGTAACTCTCGCCGTTCTGGGTGGTCTCCTCGGACACTTCTTTGATGTCCTTGTACAGCCGCAGCCATGCCGTGCCATCTGGCAGGCGCTCCAGCTCCACGGCGGCAGGCTTATGATCCAGATTGTCGGTATAAATCATGCTGCTATCATCCTTTCCGTGTTGGCGGCATACGCAATCGTGCATCGTGCCGCATTGAATAGATGCTGCTGATCCAGCTTCTCCGCAGCCTCTCGGGAGCGGGAATGCCGGAAGTAGCCTTTGTAGCTCACGAGCTTGAAAGACCGGAACAGGGGAATGCTCCCGCGCTCCTCGAGGTCTACCGCCGCCCGGAGGTGCTGCCTGCGCAGCCGTTTAAAAATCCCGCGCCGGATTGTGGTATAGGTTCGGTGCATCACATATCCGGCCATGTCCAGACCCGGGCATCCCTTGGCAGCGCCGTCCAGATGCCTGTGCCTGTGCTCCTCGGCCACGGTGAGGAAATCCACCCGCACCCAGAAATCCTTAATGGTCAGTCCGATGTGGTTTTTTGTCCATTCGGTGATCTGCCTCGCCGCGCTTTGCAGGTTGGCCCACCTTCGACCCAGCAGGGTGATGTCGTCCATATAACTGCAGTCCCGGATGACCAGCGGCGAGGCCGCACCTCTGCGCGTTTTGGTGTAGCTTGCTGTTTGTCGCAGAATATAGCTTGCGACTAAATTAAACAGCCACGCCTCTAAATACCCGCCGATGAGCAGTCCGCCGTGCGGTGCCATCCGGATGAGGCATTGAACGACCGCCAGCAGCCAGCGTGCGCCCGGGATTTCGTGGCGCAGGATTCGCATAACCACCTCATGGCTTGTGTTCGGGTAGGCCGCTTTAACATCCAGCTTGAGCGCGTACTTGATGCCCAGACTTTTTCGCCGGAGCCATCGCTCCACCTGCCGCTTGAGGGCTACCTGCCCACGCCCGGGGATGCTGGCGAACTGATAGGGCAGGAGCTTTGCCCGCAGGAGGGGCTTTAAGCCCAGCACTGCCAGATGCCCGAAGCATTGATGCATCGGGCAGCAATCGCTCAGTTCCCGGACTTTCATGCTGATGCCGTCAATGCGCGGGAATGTATGCACCGGGTCAAGGTCGAGGTCTTGCGCCTCGCCCGTGAGCAAATCCTCGATGCGCTGCTCCATTTCCAGTGCTATGCCATTGGCGATCTCCAGCTTTGCATGCATTTCCTCTTTGGCTGCTTCGGCTTTTAGCCGCGCATAGGCAACACCTCCATACTTTTCTGCGTCCGCCAGATAATTCCGGCGAAACCATTTATTGTCATAGGCTCCGAACACCGCCTGCATGCAAAGCTCATGCGTGAGGGGTTTGTATCGTTTTGTGTGCAA